GAGCGGAAGCCCTGACCAAATGATTCCACGACTAGCCCCGCTCCTTGCAGTTCGACGCCCAGCTGTACAGCGCCAGACATGTCCATCAGTACCCGCTCAACTTGGTGTTTTTTTGCGTACTCCAGCACGTACTCGCGGATGACGCCGTGGTCGATCACGTTCCCACTGGTGGCAGTAATCCAGCCCTCATTCACCCAATGCTGGAACGGCTGCCGGTCTGTTCGCTCACGCTCCATGATTAGGTCGCGTGGACTAAACAGCATGCAGTCAATGTCGAACGTGCCATCCTCGTGCGGGAACAATGCCGTGACGGCCGATAGGTCTGTGCTCTTCGACAAGTCCATGCCAAGAATGCACGGCCTGCCAATCAGCGGAACCGGCGGTGGCAAGGCGCATGCCGCCCACTTGTCTGGGTCTAGGAAGCGGTTGCTCGTCTCTGTCCAAATGCCCAATGAGTACCGCAGCCAACCATTGAGCTTTGTAGCTTTATTGCGGGCTTCGGTCGCGTCGGCAGCAAATGACTCCTCGGTCATAGTGACGCCCATCCCGGGATTACATCGCCTCCATACGGCCGGCGAGAAGTAATCGTCCACATCTTTTTGGGCGGCCCAGATGCGCCCGTAAAATCGTGGATCGTAGGCCGGGTCCGCAATAACCTGCTCGGCATACTCGTGCTGCTCCCAGCAAATCGACTGTCTGTCGCTGCCAGCGGTCGTGATGGTGCAGATAAGCGGTTGCGGCCGTGATCGCCCCGAATACCGCAACGCCTCCCAAAGCTTCCTGTCAGGCTGGGCATGCAGTTCGTCAAAGAACACAAACGAGTACGAAGGACCTTCGGCAGATCCCGCATCACGAGAAATGACGCGCAGGCTGCTGTTGTTGCTGCGGTTCACTATCGTCTTGCGGCTGTCGATTACCTCGAGCAGGCCACGCAGTTCAGGAGACCCTAGAATCATCTTGGCCGTTTCGTCGTAGATGATGCCGGCCTGGTTGCGGTCCTTGGCGGCGATGCACCCCAGTTCGCCGACTCCCTCCATGACGAGATGCCAGATGGACAGGCAGGAAAGCAGCGTACTCTTGGCATTCTTCTTAGGAACTTCGAAGTAGGCCACACGATACCGCCGCCGGCTGTCCTTATCTTTCCATCCGTAAAGCGGCCGGATCACTTCGTCTTTGTGCCAGTCCAGCAGCTGGATCGGATCGCCAGCCTTTGCCGTGGCCCCGTCCTTGGTGTGGACGCAGACACTCTCAAGGAAGTCGATGACGAGATCAGGGTCTGTTGGGTCGTACGAAAAGCCCTCTACCCACTCACGCCTTCTGGCGGCGGGCAAGGAACTTTGATAGGACGCTTTCTTCCTTGGCATCCGGCTCAACCTTAAGGCTCGTTCTGGCCGCTGGCGACAGGCCAAAGTCGCTCTCTAACTGGCGAAGCTGGGCCGCTAATTTGTTGGCTATCGAGACTTCGGGCCGCTGTGCGATGTACTTCACGTCACCCTTGTCGTTCAGGATCGGGTACGTGTCGCCTTCCTTTTTCAGTTTCGCTCTCGTGGCAAGCCACCATTCGTAGGTGTCGCAGTAGCGAGCGAGCGCCTCGATGTCGGCCCGCGTCATCACCTTCACCGCCTGGAGCAAAGGCAGCAGCTCAGCCCACTTGCCGGCGGCTACCTCGCCCAAGTGAGTCGGCATCACAACGCCATCGGTTGGCGGTTGCGGCTCGGCTTTGTTGAGCGGCCGGCAACCGGGGTTGCCGCGCATGATCTTGAGCTTAGTTGGCTGCGGACGCGGACCCCTCTTCCCCATGCTTCCTCCTCCAGACACAGCCGCAGCTGGCCTTCTACGGTGTCGCCTTTCGCCATGTTGCATTTGCGACAAAGACACTGCGAGTTCTCAAACACATTGCCGGGACTGCCCTGTACAGACAGAGGCCAGACGTGGTCGTGCTCAGCATTACGAAGGTCAGGCGTGCGAGTCACAGGATGCAGCACATATTCTTTATTGCATACCTTGCCGCACTTCTGGCATACCCAGCCATCCCGATTGAGCACGGCCTCGCGTGTGCAGGCCGGGTCAAATGTGACGCCGAAAACCTTGCAGCGCTTGCGAAGCGACGTGGCAAGGGCCGAACGTGAAGCCGATCGCCTGACGGAATCTCCTCTTTTTAATCGCGGGCGACGCTCGCCCCAACGGTGATCGCGGTAGCATTCAGGACAGCAATACTTGCCCTTATTTTTCCATCCATTTTTCGTGCGGTTCTTCATGCGGAACTGTTTGCCGCACGCTGGGTTCTGGCAGATCAGCGGTTCGTGATACGAGCACTCGCGGCAACAGAAACGATGGCCTTTCGCCAAACGCCCTGGCTTGGTTTCAAACTGTTTGCCGCACCGCTCGTTGGCACATATGGCGGTTAGGCTTTTTCGGCGTGCCAACCGCGAGCAGGCCACGCAACAAAACTTCTGAGCTTTCCTCTCAGAGCAAAAGTCCGTCCCACATCTCTGGCATTCATGGCGATGACGCGATTTGCTCTTGGCGCGGTTGGCATGTTTCCTGCGAACCCCATCGACAGCCTTGCATTTCTTGCACTTCTTTTTGCTTGGGCCACGCTTCCCAGTGCGGAGCAGTTGCAGGCCACAGCCGACGCATGTTGTGTACATGCGTCCAACTTGCCGACAATGTCAAGCAATCAGACCTACCCCCCCACCGTTAGATGCACGGGCAGATTTTTAAGGAAACCGTGGGGTTTGGTATCCGGCGCGGCCCTATGATTCGCACCGCCCCCGGCCCGGCCGCGTTTCCCGCAGCGTCTTGCGTGCATGGCACGCGGCACAACGGCAAGCCCCGTTGCCCAGGTCATACCGTTCGCCACCCTGTGCAATTGGAACGACGTGGTCGGCGTGGTTCGCCTGGTCGATGCGCCCACAGTCCACGCACGCGAAACCATCCCGCGTCAACACCGCCTGCCTCCACCGTCTGTGTGCCTTGTCGCAATACCCTCGTGCCGCTGCATTGGGTCTACCGCTCTCATCCCGTCTGGGTGCGGTGCGCAATCGCAGTGGCCTATGGGATGGGATGCGTTGCGGCATAGAGGGGGGCATCAACTCTTGAGCGAGACGATTCCCGTGGTGCCTGTGCTGTTGGTTCCGCCGCTCACGATCTTCAGGAACGACAGCCCGAACACTGCATCAGGCAGCGCGTAGATGCGGCCTTCCGTGCTCGACGGGGCGAGCGTGATATCAGCGGCTGAGCCATCGGCCCCATAGATACGCCGGAACGTGCCGTCTGCACTGGTGCTACCCCACATCTGGAGCGACGTGCTGCTGGTGCTCATCGTGCCCAGGTTCACGACGCCGCCAGCCATATCGTCCAGTCGCAGGGTGGTGGCGACACTGGTGGCCGTGCTGAGCGTGATAGCAACGTCGCGCTCGTACCGCTTGATCTTCACATGGGACATGGTCTATCTCCTGGCTCGGGTCTGGCCCGCATCGTGGCCCGTGGATTCAGCGTATTGGGCGTGCGGCTAGCCTTGCAGTGGCGGGTCTGGCGCCTGCGGTCGCGCCGCCTCGCGGTAGGCCGCCTCGCTCACCTCCTCGACTACGCCAGCGGCCATCAGGCTCGGCAGCCGCGCGGAGACGGCTGCATACGCTAGGAATCGCTCATCGACGGCTAACAGGATGCGGCCTTGTCCGTCGCGCGGGGCGACGGCCGCCGGATCGACACAAGTATCGGTGCCAGTGCCTGGCCCGTGGCCCCATGCGGCGTCCAACTCCAGTCGGATCGCCTCGTAGGCCGCCTCGCTGGGGATGCGAAAGAACCGCAGAACGATCATCAGAAGCCCCATTTGGCTTTCAGCCAGTTATCCACACGGGTGCGTTCGCTGACAGACAGGAATCGCGTGTAGACCAGCACTTCGGCGATGTAGCCGTCCCAGGCGCGGGACGCAAGCGGTCGATTTCCGACGGCTATCGCTCCGGCTGGCGATGGATCGACAGTTATCGTTCCAGTAGACGTGGAGGCTCTCGATACACCATCCTCTAAAAAAGAAAAATCTGTAGCGCGATTTGTTCCGCCATTCCAAAAAGCATGCACTCTGGTGAATGCGCTTGTTGCGGAGGAAAGAAAAGGAGATCGACCGACGTTACTCCCGAAGCTCGCCGCTAGCACAGGCCCAGACTCAAGGAACAATCGGCGCTGTCCGTTTCCGGATGTGGTGTCAGTAGCCCATAAGTGTGCAGCGCTGTTTTGTCCAAGCGTGTCTTGGGTAAACACCGCAAAAATGCTGAGCGATGATAGGTCGTTGGTACTGCTGGCGCTTACCAAACTACTGTTCGCACCGTCATACTCCAGCACGCTGCGCCCGTTGCGGATCGCTGGTCGCAGAGTCGGACGGTTGCCAGCCGTGCCTTGCGTTAGATGCCGCGCATTGCCGCTTTTGTCCTCCCACCGTGCCACCGCTCCATTGTCTGCGACCGCGCTGCCGCCAGTAGTGGCGTCGAACAAGGTGGCGCGATCACTGCCGTCAAACCATTGAAAAAGCCCAGAGATGGATCGCGGATTGAACCCGCTCGCCCTCGGCCGCAGCAGTCTCGGATTCATCGACATCGGTCACTTCCTATCCTGCGGCTGCATCGCGTAGAGCAACCGCGTCTGCTCGGTGATCGCCTTGCTGATCTCGCGTTGTGTCTCGCCCAACTGCTTCACAAACGCACGGTGCTCTTCTACCAGAGGCAGCAACACGTCGTGCCGCAGCACCCAGCCAGCGGCGAGCGCCACGAGCGTCGGGAAGCCCCACTTGTTCAAGATGTCGAACACGGTTTCTTTCGCGGCGTCAGTCATGGTGCGTGCTCTCGCGGACAAGGATTCGCATGTCGGCCTGATTCTCCTTCCGCTCCAGCCACCAGCGGACGAGGATTTTCACGACCTCTGAAATGAGTGCCGACAGCACGAGCGTGAGCAGGATGCCCATGCCGAACTCCTGGCGGGCCTGACGCTCCAGGCTGCGAGCCAGATGCACGCCGACCACCTCGGCTTCGCCAGCGTTGCACTGCTCGAGCACAGGCACGGGCCACGTCTTCACGGCACGGCGAACAACGCGGCCGGCTATGTAGCGTCCCGCGAGCGTCCGCTGGAGCCTTGGCAGGCGTTCCCAGACGTGCGATTCCAGGTCTTGGATGGTCATTT